CTTGCTCTTTACTAAAGAATGGATTACAGTATGATGGAAACCAAAACTCTTTAAATCTTTTACTATTGCACCATTCCCAAAATCTTTCTCTTCTGCCTGTTGGCGTAGACGCTCCAATCAAAACCTTGTCCGGTTGATCTTCAGCGGTTTTTTGCAACATTGCATAAAGGGCATCTAGGTCATCTGCGTGCATGTAGTCCATTTCGTCAAGAATAATTAAATGAGCTTCTTGACCACGAGCTACGTCTGACTTGCCACCACTTCGCATTCCTGAAGTGAAGAATCTAATAGTTGATCCATTAGTAAATTGAATCATAAACTGTGGACTGGTAATTTTTCTAGTTATAGAATTCATAACGACTTCATTTTTAGAAGCTATTCTTAGTATCTCTTGATAAATTAATTCTACTTGGGTTTTCATTGGCGCAATAACTAATGATCTACCATCTTTTCTAGTGTAACTATAATGCAGCAGCTGAACTGCTAGACTAAATGTTTTACCTAGACGACGACCAGCTCTTAGAACTTTTCTTAATGATGGATCACGTAAAATTAATATTTGATATACTCTTAAATCAGCTTGTAAAAATTGTTTAGCCCAAACAACTACATCTTTGGCAATATGAAGCTGTCTTTGTTGTTCTGCGCCAATTCCAGCAGCAAGAAGGTCTTGATCTATTTCAAATGGTTCATCAACTAAAAGTGCTAATTCTTTATTAGACATTTTCCTTTCTATAACTGGTGTTCCATCGTTCCAGTTAAGATGAGAAAGTTTATTTTCAAAAACCCATTCAATTCTATTTATTTGTTTAATTAGATCTGGATCTTGGGCGCGAATTATCTCTAAAAGATCTTCTCTCGGAAGGACTTCCAGTGCTTTTCTAAATTCTTGAGTTCTACTATAAATTCCCATAATCACCCATAGTGTGCTGCCATCATTGCAGCTTCTGATCCTAGCATACTTCTTGCATTCAGTCTAGAGTTTTGGATTGCCATGACACCTCTTGCCCTAGAGGTTGCTGCAGCTTCAGTATCTCTGTATCCCATTCCAAATAATGGTTTATTTATGCTACCCTGCAGAGATTTATTAGCGTCTTTTGCTAAATTAATTCCACTCTTTATTACTTCACCAGCCACCTGACCTAAGTCGTAAACTAGAGAAGCCATCATAACAAGGTTTATGCCAGGTAGTGCCATACCTAAAGCCCTCGCGCCCAATACCTTTGCGCCTGCTTTAGTTTTAGCTGCTTGCATAACGCCTTTTTTACCTAATGTTTTAAAAACACCTTTTTCTAGAGCTACTTCCGCTGCTTCAGCTCCAGCTTTTGAACCAACTTTAATACCAGCCTGTTCTAGTCCGGCACCGAATGTGTGAATAGCAGCTTGAGATCCAGCTAAGGCTTCACCAAACAAACCTTTTACTAATGCTCCCTCAGCAACTGCTGCCTGATAGCCTACCCTATTAAGTACTGCTCCACTAGCATCTCTCATAAGCATAGATTTACCTAGAGCTCCGCGGAAATATCCTGCAGCATACCTTGTTCCAGCACCAGCCATTGATGATGCCATCATATTGCCTCTTATGCCAACTTGGTCTGCTGCCCCTCCACCAATCATCATTCTACTAGCGGCAGCTTCGTTATACGCACTTCCCATTGGAGTTACTCTAAATTTATTTTGATCAAAATATGCCTGTGCGCCGAGGCCGCCTCTTTCCAAGTTCGTCATATTTAATGCTTGGTTATATGTCAGACCGGAGGTTCCCCCATATGAAATTCTACTTGCGTGAAACGCTGGATTATTTATCTGAGATAAAGATTCAATAGTCTTATCCATTGTTGCTAATTTTCTCATTGCTCTCTTACTACCTTTAAGAGCCTTTGTTTCCAATACATCTGCCTTTCTTCCAGCAGAAATAAATGACATTAAGCCTGGACCAAATATTGACTGATTTGAAGCTAATATAGATTCTGGAGTAGTGCCCTTAACTAATTGATCAAGACCAAATCTTTTAGTAAAAAATGTTTTTGCTCTTTCTGTCCTACCTACCATGGTAGCTAATGCAAATGGACTATATGCTCCAGCACTTTGATCTGCAAAGGCAGAAGCTGAATGATATCTACCTAATGCTTTAGGGTTAGCTGTTAAATAGTTTACTCGTGTACCACGAAATTGAAAATTGCTTGAACCGGTTAAACTTCCTCCAAAGCCACCAACTGCAGCTGCAGCAGATTTAGCTTCAGCTCTTCTCATTAACCTTGTATTCTGAGTTGATCTTCTAAGTAGACCTCTCTTTTGATTATATCCACCTACGTAGTTTCCTGCTGATGGTGCAACTAGTTGTGAAGAACTATCAAAAACTCTGAATTTACTTTGCAGTCTTGCAGCACGTCTACCAGCCCTTCCTCCAACGTTAGGGTCAAGAAAATCATATCTTCCACCCTTAATCAGAGTATTTGCACCGCGATAATTCATATATCCAGCAGCGCCTATTATGCCTGGACTTTGATCCACCATTCTAGAAGCTAGTGCAACATCTCTGTCTTCTATTCCAGCTACTCCTGTTGTAGCTTGAAATATATCTGATCTCAATTCAGCCATTAGTATCCTCTTCTTGAATTATGCATTCCTAGCACTATGTCGCCAGTTGCATTTAATGCTGATGCCTGTGTATTACCTAGGGGAGAATATGGTGACTGACTAAAAAACTCTCTGTTTTGTCTCATGTAACCTAATGGTGCTGCTGCAGCAGAAGATCCACCAGCTATGCCTCCAGCTAACATGCCTAATGTTGCACCTAAAGCTCCACCTTTAAATCCCTTTTTAGCACCACCTATTGCTCCACCCAAAAGCGCTCCAGTTAGAGAACCGCCAATACCAGATGCCATTGGACTTGGAGCTACTGGATTAATCATATAATTTTGTAAAGGATCAGTACTTTGAATTGCACTACCAAGAATTCCTCCAGTAGCTTGTCCAACTAAAGTCCTTGCAGATAAATCCATTCCTGTAAAATATCTATCTGCATTTTCGTCGCCAAATGCGCCTTCCATTGCAAAATCCACGGCTTCAGGCCCTGCTGCATTTGCCATGCCTAGTACTCCAGCGCCTATCATTACTGCAGCTGCTCCTGTAGTGCTGTTTCCAAAATTAGCTGCTCTCCTACCCATAAACTGTCCGGTAGATTTAATTGCTTTTTTTCCATACTTTAACAGTGGCATTACATGGCTCCTCTAAATAGGTGATTGTCTTTTCTTGATCCCATTCTTGTGTGTCCTATTTTTGCTCTATCTAAATTTCCAACAACTCCAGCTGTTGATAATGGATCTCTTCGAAGTGAGTTTAAACTCATTTTTGGTGGCGCCATTTTTGATTCCATATTTGAATCATATTGACGAGCAGCCTCTGTTGGTTGAGATTGAAGAGTTTCGTCGTATAATTGTCTTTCTCTATGCTTCTTAGATATATAGTAACCAATTCCAGTTAATGCTAATCCAGCTAAAGCTATACCAACTTTTGGTTTGTGAAAATTATAAAAGTCAAGCATTTTATTTGCTTCTTTTCCGGCTTTTGCTCGGTTTAATCTTCCAATTAAAAGTCTTTTATTGCCCGGAGACTCATTTATTTTTTCCGTTAAAATATTAGCTACTTGTATGGCGTTAGATGTTTGTTTGCCATTTGGATCTGTCACTACTCGAGTAGCCTGTGCTGCTGCCGTCTTTGCAGAATCAACTGCACTAGTAGTTTTCTTACTTACTTGAGGTCCTACTGCAAAAAAGTCTTCTTGAAGTCCAGATTTTAGTACTGTGCCTTTTCTTTCTTGTAAGAATACGTCGGTTCCGGTTTCCATTCCAGTTCTTTGTAATCCTGCCTCTAGAGCTTGTGCTGCTTCTCCCCTGGCGCCGCCAATAATTAACCCCCCACCTTCATCAAGAAGTGATCTTTCTATTGCCTCAAGAGCTTCTTGTTTTTTTATTCCACCTTCACTAGCTATTCTTGATAGACCAGTTACCTGAGTTCTTACTGACTGATCAAGATCTTGCAAATCTTTATCCATTATGGACGCAACTTCGTCTCCATCTGACATAATATTAAATATTTCTTCTGCCAATCTTTTAGAACCATCTTTACCTAATTGACTATTAGCATCCCATACTACGTTCGCGACTAGGCCATTTTTTTGTGTATCGGCAAAAGATAAACTGACTTCCATTCCATCTGTAGTTATACCCATAGCAGAACTTACCCTTTCTAGAGCTTGTTCTGCTATTAATTTTGGTAGTTGCATCTTTGATATATTAGTTTCTTCTACACCAAAGTCTAATATTCTTGCAGTTTGAGAAGCTTCATAAACCTGAATACCAAGAGCAGAAGTTAATTTTGGCGTAGCCGTAAAAGCGATGTCTGACAATTCGTATCCCGCTCTAGCTCCAGCAATGTTCGCAGCTTTTGCTATACCAGTAGTTGCTTCTGCAGCAACGCTTGAAAATACTCTATCAGTCATTGACATATATGCGAATGGATCGCCTATTGCAGCAAAGTTTTTAGCTATTCCTTTAGCTACGTCTAATCCATAATTAGCCATTCCGGCTTCAAATGGAGAGCCTAAGACATCTTGACCAGCTGCATAGCGCATTTGATCTACAGGATCTAGACCAGAACCTAACTCTTTAAATACACTAGAAAATGCATCTATTATCTGCATGTCCGTTGCCTTAGTTGCCTTACCAATTTTTAATGCACCGATGTGTTCAAGTTCATTTACCGCTGAAGCTTGAGAATAATTCCATCCTGTACCAATTATGGATGACGCTTCTAAATTAATTTTCTGTACTACGCCACCAATATTTATTGGTGTTACTGCGCCTTGATCTCCAGATCTAGCCATTCTTAATACATCTTCAATCATAGAAGAAGCTTCTGAATCTCCAACTTTTGTAAATGTGAATTGATTAGCTGCTTGTTGTCCAGTTTGATTGATATTATTTAAGAGATAATATCCCTCACCTTGGAATTTTTGAGAAGGCATCATTGTAGTTTCAAGATCTGTAGGTTGTGATATGTATGAAAGTATGCCTGGACCAACTTTGCCAGAATATTTATTTGCTAGCTGATCGCTAATGCTAAGTGTAACTTTTTTTGGATCAACATTTTTAAAGACAGTATCAGACATATGCTGTACATCAGCGATTGTTGTTGTTGGGGTAATTGCTTGAGACTGAAATATTTTAGCTCTAGCAAATCTACCAAAATCATTAATAGGCTCTTGGGCTAATTGAGATATTTTTAATTTATCTTCATGTATATATTTAGCTATATATGACTGCAGTAATGTGTCAACTTTTGCTACGTGAGAACCTTTTTGAATATCCTTGAATAATTCAGCTGCTTTTCCTTCATTTTCTATTAATTCAAATAAATTTGTATTTAATGCGATATTTTCTACGCTAGCGTATGCAGCTGATCCACCCTTATGTACTGTGGATAAAATCTCTTGCGAGTATAAAGATGTAACATATTGATTTGATTTCTGTATTACATTTGTAGCTGTAGAACTTTGTATTATCTGTTCTACTTGATTCTGCAGATAGCTTCTTGCTTCACCTAATGTATCGACTAAATAGTTTCCTTTATCTATTTTTCTATACAATTGATTAAGTGCAGATTGAACACCTTTGTGTGATCCAAAGGCACTTTGTGCCTCTATTGTCTCTGTCATTTTTGTTATGTCGAATGATGCGTTATGTGCGACTAGCCTGTCTGCAGACAATAGCTCTTGTATGAATTTTTCTGCTTCATCTAAAAATTTTTTTCCACCATCAGCCATATCAATAGATGTTTTTCCATCATTTTCTATTTGTGCTAAAAATTTATTCATACTTACTAGACCGTTATTAGTGTCAGATACAGTCATACCTGATAACTGTTTTGATGCCATAAATAAGTTTCTAGTTTGACTAGAGTCTGGCGCAACTAATTTACCACTTGCGTCTACTGTCATCATAGAGGCTGACATTGATCTAACTTGAGATCCTTCAAAAACTCCAGTTGTTTCAACGTCAAAAGTAATTATTTTTTGACCAGCTGAAAGGGATCCAAAAATATTTCCTGATGGTTTTTGTGCAGATTCTTCAAACATTCTTTTTAGGGTTTTATGAGTTAGAATATTTGATCTAGAAATATTAATTGATTTCATTCCAACTCTACTTGGATTAAAGTTTATTATCATTGAATTTAGAATTTCTCTAGCTGGATGATATGGACCAGTTTGTTCTACCATGAATTTAAAGGCGCTTCTATACAAGTTACCTGATGGTAATTCTACAGCTGGAGCTCCAACTTTTTTCAAGAGTTGAGGTATTCTCAATACGTCATTTACATAGCTTTCATATAGTTCATCCGCAGTTTTTTTATTAAACATATTTAAATTCATAGAGCTTCTTCTTGCAAGAAGCCTTGCATTTACATTTTGATTTCCTCTAACTCTTAATTGGGTAGCCATTGCTTGTTCTGCTTTTTTTTGCCAATCTGACATTCTATTTAGAAAATCTTCAGGTGCTCCAAAAATATCAACTAAATCTTTATGAGCTATTGACCCTTGTTGGAAAAACAAATTGATTTTAGGACCAGGTTTTTCAAAAGCTTTAAGTCCACCTTTTGCAGTAATTAGACCCTGCGTCTGCAGTGCATTTATTAGCCTTTGCCTATTACTAGCCATTATCCACTATCTCTTCCTCTGTGTCGATAATTTCTATATAATCATCTTTATCGTAGGTTCCAAGCTTCTTTTTAATAAGCTTTTCTCTTTCAATTTCTATAGACTGAACTTTATGAATAATATCTGATATTGCTTGCGCGGTATCAAGTTGAGTTTGTCCAACTTTTGCTTTTGCTTCTCGAGTTGCTAGTAGTTGATTTCTTAAATCTTTTCTTCTTTTATGAAGCTTATCCTCTAATTCAACAGCTAAGTGCAGTTCTTTTTTAAGAATAGGATTTCCATCTTTGTCAATTCCAATAATATTTTCTTGAACAAAATGTTCCTTAGCCAGCAGTTTAGTTTTACGTATGTATTGAACTTCTTGATCAACAAGATCTCTAACCATAGAAACTTCAACTAGATTATCTGGGTGAACATCCAACTGCTCCATATATTCTGTTGTAAATTGTGCAACAATTGACATTTCAATTGGACATGGATTTCCTCTTGGCGCTAAATTTTCCTGATACAAAGGACATGTCGAAGCAAATATACATTTAGAGCCTTCGCAATTCATGGGAATTGATGAAAACATAGACGTTCTAGTTTTTTGTGGCCTTATTAAATTAACTGCTTGTTCCCTTTGTTCTGTGGACCAGCTTTCTGGAAAAAATAAATCTGGTCTTAGTGACTCAAATTCTTTTAAAAATTTTGTTTTTTCAATATTAGTCATTTAAATCTATCCATTCGGTACTGTAGGAGCTGTCGGAATAAAACTTTTGTATTGTAACACTTTTGCAATAGGAGCAGTAGTTGTCTCT